TTAAGAGGAATAGAGAACTTTACCGTCTTAGACGATATGTACACCTATAAACACGGTAAAGAGTACAAAGACGTTAGACCGAAGGTTAAACACTCTTATTTCCTACGTCTATTTGGTTTTCTTGAAAGAATTAATTTTCATAAATACAACTTCGAATATATGATTGGTTCTGACTTCTCTGTCGGCCAAACCGACCGTGCTCTTAATATGATGCTACACCACTTCATTCAATATGAACACTACGAAAAATGTAGCGTAATAAAAAACTATATAGATTTACTACATATCGACTCTGTAGAACTACCGTTACCTGAAGGAATAAAGATGCCTTTTAGTAACTCTAAATAATTTTCGGGTCAACTTGCGCGCGTTTCGCGCGGCGGCCGTAACCGTTCTATAAAAATTGTTTAATCAACCCCTTAACGCATGCTTGTACTAAAACTAATTGTTATTATGATAGTGTTTTGGATAATAATGAATAGATGGTTTACATGGTTAGATAAATAATACCTTTCAATTATGGATACTTCCGAGTTTAATTGGTTGTTTAAATTGGTTGTTATCGTATTCTTTCTCTTTATTATTGGAACTACCGATACGGAAGAGTGTAAATTCGAATGTAATTGTAAAAAATGTAGGAAAAAAAGGGGGGAATAGTTGCCTCCCTAAGTTTTTTTTCGTATATTTAGTATAAATAAAGGTTATGAGAAATATAGTACTATTAGTTTCAAGTTTATTATTAACGTTTAACTCGTTTTCGCAAGATAACTTAGACGTTGATTATTTCGTAAAAGGTAAAAAAGATAAAAATGGATATACTCATATCAAACTTAACTGGGATGGTGAGTATTGGCCTAGATTTACTATAGGATTATATGCAGATACTCAAGATAAAGAGTATTGGTATAACGGATCTCCCGTAATTACTTCGGTTGCTTCATCGAAAGAAGAGTTTTCAGTAGGTGAATATGGTATGCAAGAGGTAGTTCAATCAACTAAAATGTATTATAACTTAGATCCTAACGTAAAAGATGGTTCTAAAGCATATACTAAAAGAGTTGTTGGTCCTTTTCCTCCCGAAATGAAGGGTAAGCCTATAACGATTTATGTATCTACCTCTTGGGATTTAGGTGGAGAAACTTATAAAATAGTAGAAGAGCTAAAATTTATTGTAAAATAGTTGCCTTTCAGCAAAATTTTTATTATCTTCGATATATAATATATTAATTTATATTATTAATTATTATTATTTTATTATATTATTGATTAATTATATATAAATATATATTAAGTTATTAATTATTTAAAAGCCGTAAACTATGTCTTTGACAGCAGAACAAATACAAAAGAATTATGATAAGCATATCAAGATTCTATATCATTATCTAGAAGAAGGAAGAGCTAAGAAATGTGAGAAGATGATAGAATCCTTTGGTACCGAATATGCTACTGCACCTGCATCTAGTAAAACTTGGTATCATAATGCTTTCATAGGTGGTTATGTAGATCATGTCAATAGAGTAGTAGAATACGCAGTTAAACAGAAAAAAATATACGAAGAAATGGGAGGTACTATAGACTTCACTGACGAAGAGTTAGTATTCTCAGCCTTATTTCATGATTTAGGTAAAGTAGGAGATAAAGATAAACCTTCTTATATACCTCAGACTGATAAATGGAGACAGGAGAAGTTAAACGAAATGTTTACTCCTAATAAAGATTTGGAATTTATGCTAGTTCCGGATAGATCTTTATTTACTCTTCAGAAAAACGGTATTGAAGTTACTAAGAATGAATATTTAGCTATTAAACTACACGATGGAGTATTCTCAGATGCTAATAAACCTTATTGGTTTAGTAATAATCCTCACTCTAGAATGAAAACCTCTATAGCAAACATACTTCATACAGCAGATTTCCTTGCTTCTAAGGTAGAATATGATAAATGGCTACTAGAAACAGGAGGAGTTAAAGATGCTCCAACTAAAAAGACTAAATCATCCACAGGAAGAACAGTTAAATCTTCTCAAGGATTGAATAATTTATTAAACAAATTATAAAGAATGGCAGAAATATTTACAACATATAACATAATAATTGGTATTTTAGTTGTTTTTCTCCTAATATCTTTCTATATTATAAGAAATCTACTATTCAAACTAGAGAAGTTTGAGGATGTAGTAGAAAATCAAGCACAATATATTACAGCAGTAGGCGATTTAATCGAAGACTCAAATAAGAAGCTTAAAGAAGTAGATAGTAAAGGAACATTTAGGAGTGACGACGAGGTGGGGTACTTTTTCGAAACTTTGAAACAGATTCAATATAATCTGGATCAATTTAATGTACCTGAAAATTATGCCAAGAAAGAAGAGCAAAGCTAATTATTTTACAAAAGAAACCGAAGAATACATAGTCAAGTATAATAACTCCAAAGATCCCGATTACAGATCTAAGATATTTACTGATCACATTTACTTCCCCTTTTATAAACTTGCCGAAAACATTATCCACACTTTTAAGTTCTACTATACAGATGTAGAGAAGATAGAAGACTTAAAGCATGAAATCGTATCCGTTTTATTAGAAGAAAAGATTATGAAGTTTGATCCTACGAATGGAGCAAAAGCATACTCTTATTTTGGTACTATAGTTAAACGTTGGTTAATAAACTATAACAATAAGAACTATAAGAAACTAAAACAAACAGCTTCTACTGATGAAATCGGAGGACACTACGAACAAGAGCATACTCTAGATCATGAAATATCTATTACGTTATCTAAGTTTTTAGATGATTATATAGAAGAGATGTATGATGGCCTAGAGGTAAACTTTCCTAAAGAACAAGAAAGAAGGATAGCTGATGCTGTTCTAACTATATTTAGAACCAGAAACGATTTAGATATCTTTAAGAAAAAAGCACTCTATATTTATATAAGAGAGATGACAGACTGCGAAACTCCACACTTAACCAGGGTTATAGCTAAGCTAAAAGACTTCTTTTATTTAAAATATAATGATTATCAAGAAGAAGGATTAATAATAAATAAAATCCTTTAAGATATTTATATAAAAAATATTATGGCACTTGATAAAAAAATCTTTGCAGATAAAACATTATCAGACCTATTCGCCGAAATACATGATAACTCAACTAGTACGAGAAGTCAAGTAAAAGCTCTTATAGGTGAACTTAAGCCTCTTATAGAAAATATAGGAGACGCTACACTTATTGTACCTATGATTAAAGAGTATATGGAGATTGGAGTTAAAAACGATGAGGCTTTAATCAAAATGGCTGCTATTATACAGAGAATAGAATCAGCCCAAGCTAAAGGTGGAGCAGAAGATATGTTTGATCCTGCTGAATTAGCTGCTTTATTAGAAGAGTCTGAAGAGATTGCTAACGAAGTAGAAGATAAACAAAACGATAAAGAAGAAGAATAATGGTGCAATTTGGAGGCTCCAATGTATCTAGAGGTGGAGGAGGTAGATCCACAGGAGTAAACTACGGTAGAGTGGTTTCTGTTGTAATGGACGATACTCACCCTAAGTATTATGACGTATTAGAGGGATTAGGAGTCGGTGGAGTATTCTATAGACCAGTAGATTCAGGATTATCAGAGGATGATGATAAAGATCTACCATTTGCATTTCAAGGTAATGCATCTATAAGAAGATGGCCTTTACCTGGTGAAATAGTAGCTTTAGAAAAAAGACCAGCACCATCTACAGATCCACGACTAAAGAACGAGCTAGTTCAACGTCAATATTGGACTGAAGTAATAAACACCTGGAATAACCCAGAGCATAATGCTAACCCAGATATCTCTATCAAAAGCTATGCTAAAAAGTTATTTGGTGATGACTTTAAAGAAGAGGGAACTATTAATCCTTTACAACTATATCCAGGAGACTTATCAGTAGAAGGAAGACAAGGTCAATCTATCCGAATGACCGGCACAAAGCATAAAGATAATGAGTTTGTTGATGGTAGTAATGAAAGTAAACCTCTAACTATTATTAGCAACGGTCAAATAGAAACTGATAACGGAACAGATAGAATAACAGAGGACGTTAATGAAGATGCAGCTTCTATATATTTAACCTCAGATCATAAAGTTAAATTAAAAGAAGCTAATAAAAAACGTAAAGCTTATAAAAAGAAACCAGACACTCCTAATAAGTTTAAAGGTGCTCAAGTATTAATTAATTCTGACAGATTATATTTTAATGCTAGAGAAGAGAATTTACTATTAACCGCTAAACAGTCTGTAGGTATAACAGCAGACACTCTTAACTTTGACGGCAATAAAGAAATATCTGTAGATGCAGATCAAATATTCTTAGGAGTAAAAGCATATAAAGATCCTCAATCAAGCAAAGAACCTTTACTGAAAGGTAAAACTTCTGTTGAGTGGTTAGATGAATTCGCTGGTGTAGTAGAGGCGTGGGGTAAGTTTTTAAGTTCAACTATGATACCAGTACCTTCGGTAGCCATTCCTCAACAAAAAGCTTATGGTGGAAAGATAGTAGGACAGATGAAAAAATTAAGAAGAAAGATTCATAGATTAAAATCTAAAAAAGTATACACTGAATAATGCCTTACGTTAATATACCAGAATCGAGATTAGCAGGAACTATAGCAGGACTACTTGGAAAAATGCAAGGAGACCTTTCTACTAAAGTATTTGATACTATTGTAGACCTAGAAGATAAA